AGGTAAAGACCAAGGCAAAGGTAGTGGCTGAATAAGCCATTACCATATTCAATCCGCCTAAGTAATCACATTCAATCCAACCCACATGACTAAGTTAACAAATCCAAAACATCGTTCATATCGCCCAGTAGTATTCAGTTCAATACACCGTATTGCCAAGTATCAAATCGAGTCACATGTTCACGCCTACCATATGGATGATGCTGGCAATGTGACGTATTACACAAAGGTGCGTTAGGTCACGTGTATAACAAAAAAGTGCGCGTATAACAAAAAAATCGCGTGTGTTAAAAAAATTTCAAAAGATACGGTCGATAGCGGGTCGATCGCGGATCGTGCGCGGGTTGCTCCCACGTTAACCGCGGTCCCTATGCGGGGTGGGTGGGGCCGTGTCTTAACCATGCGCACTCTCAACACGTACACAATTTTACACCCCATGCCTCGTATATACAAATATAACCAATAAGTCAAATAACGTTTCAACAATATGAATATAATAAGGAAATCCCAAATTCCAAACTAACCCTTTTTGGGTAAAAATCCAAGATCCGAAATTTTAACCTCTATAAAATTTTTTGGAAACCGAATTGTATATACAAAATGTCCTTACCACATTTACCGGTTATGAAGAAACTTATATGTAAAATTTTTGGCCACAAATACGTGTACAACTTTGGTTGGGCTCCAAACCGTTGTAAATGTTCGCGTTGTGGTCAGTCTTGGAAAACAATTAAAAACCCAAATTACATTCCAGGTAAAACTAGCCCATTATCAGAAGATTTAGAAATTTGGGTTGAAGAATAATTATGGAAAATTTAACAGGTAAGGACACATCCGAATTTTACGAGATGAGCGCTCAACAAGTGCGAGATAACGTTAAGTCTGCTCGAGCGTACGATTTCGTTGAAGTAGGAAAAAACGCATGGAATGTGCGTTATTTTAAAAAGAAATTCGGAAATAAAAAGTCACCATTTACAACGGGTCACATTTATGTTTTACAAAATATTTCGGTGCCTGGAGTGTTTAAAATTGGTTTTACCGAGCGTTCGGTTGCTGATCGTGTAAATGAAATAAACTCTGCTACGGGTGTGATTACACCATGGCAAATTCGGGATTTTTGGTTTACCCAAAACCCATATGCTGCAGAACAAGAAATTCATGATCGTTTGAGTGAATTTAGAGTGGAAAATAATCGCGAGGGATTTGCGGTAAATTTTAATGTTGCGCGTGACGTGATTTTTGAAGTTTTAGGCATACCTAACGAGGATCTCACGTAAATTATCAATTTATATATTTATTATTAAACAAATAAAATTTTATATGGCAACATATCTATTTAAAGATGCTAATAAAGCAGCTTTTGTAAACGGAGTAAATACTTTATTTAAAGATAATGGTTTGGATCGTGAGATTTCTTCAACCGATTTATTAGATGCTTTACCTGGTAAAGCCGAATTCACATTTTTTATTACTGATGATCCACAAGAGGACGATATTTTAAAAGATGCGGCAAAAAATAAATATTTTTCATTTCCCTTCCGTGCAATTGATTTACAAGAGATGATTAAAGAGTCTCAAAAATCAAAACCAAAAAAGAAATCTAAAAAATAATTTGGCGACAAAAATTTCTCATATATATTTAAATGTTTGGTGATTTGAAAACCAAACGTTTAGAATGAATGAGAAGAAAAAACGTTCAAACGTTTGCAAACGTTGACCAAACGTCACATATAAACGCGTATATACGTATTAAGAATGAGGTATAAAGACCAAGCTTTGAATAAGGTGAATCAATTAAATAATATTGCTCGCACTTTAGATTTTCAAGTTTCAAGATTAGAATCGCAACAATCAATTCTCCAAACAATTCAAGACTTAAAAGAAAAAATTGAAGAATTAAGTGATGTTATTTCAATCGAACATGATGAATTCTCATCATATATTTAAATTTTAAATAAATAGGTTATGTTAAATGAACAGCAATTACTAGATAATTGGAATATTTTTTTGGGTTTTATTAAATCTGAAATTAAAGGTGAACGTGGTACTAAATTATTACAATTTTATGAAAAGTACGAAGAACGTTTTATTTTATTACCTGCATCTCATAAACCACAATATCATAATTGTTTTCCTGGAGGGTATGTTGAGCATGTTAACCGTGTTGTAAATGCATCTTTAGATATTTTTGAAATTTGGACAAAATACGGTGTTAAACCAGTATTTACACGTGAAGAAGTTGTTTTTTCTGCATTAAATCATGATTTAGGGAAATTTGGGACGTTAGAACATGAAGCTGTATTGCCAAATCCGTCTGAATGGCATATAAAAAATCGAGGTGAAATTTATACATTCAATACTCAGATGGATTATATGACGGTTCCTGACCGTGGTTTATGGTTATTATCACAAATTGGTGTTGAAGTATCTAAAAATGAGTATTTAGCTATCAAATTACATGATGGTTTATATGATGATGCTAATAAACCTTATTTAATGTCATGGTCTCCAGAAACTAAATTACGTACATCCTTACCATATATCATTCATCAAGCCGATTTATTAGCAGCTCGAATTGAATTTGAAAGAGAATGGTTAGATAAACTAAATGGAACACCAGTTGAACAACCTAAACAAACTATTTCTCAACCAAATAAAAAACCAGTACAAATATCGGTTCCAGAAAATTCAAATTTAAAAGATATTATGAATACATTCTTTGATTAATATGGAAATTATATTATATACTTTAATTACAGTACTTGTAGCAGTAACTTATGCTTGTTACAATTTATTTTCAAAAACAGAACGATTAGAAAAAATTGTTGATGAACAAAATCAATATATTACTAATATTTCTGAACTTATTGAATTATCAAATAAAAAAATTGGGGAGTCTGAAGTTGCACAAGCATTTAAATCAGATGATGATATTGGTTTTTTCTTTGAGATATTACAAGAAATTCAAACTCAATTGAATTCTTTTAAAACCCGAAACAATTAATATGGATTTAATATCCCCTCCAGAAGAAGAGGTACTTCTTACCAAAAAAGGTACTATACGTAAACGTAAACCTAAAAAATCAATTCTATATTTTACTTCAGATACTGAAGAAGCTATTATAGAATATCTAGCCTCTAAAAATCAAGATGAACGTAATCAAATATTTGATCAGCGTATTGATTATGCTTTCCATAAATTAGCAGAAAATATTATTCATACATTTAAGTTTTATTATACTGATGTTGATACTATTAATGAGTTGAAACATGAAGTAGTAGCTTTTCTTTTAGAGAAACTCCACTTATATGATCAGTCTAAGGGTAAAGCTTATTCTTATTTCGGTACTATTGCTAAACGTTACTTAATTATTTATAATGAAAAAAATTATAAAAAAGTTAAAGGAAAGGGAGAGTTAGAAGAAGTTGATGAAGATAAAGTCATTGTAGATAATTTAGTTAGAGAATCAAATGATGATAAAAATAATATAAATGATTTTATAGATTATTTTGTTAAATACTTTGATAAAAATCTTGAAAAAGTATTCCCAAGAATTCAAGACCAAAAAACAGCAGATGTTATTTTAGAACTATTTCGTAAAAGAGAAAATTTAGAAATTTTTAATAAAAAAGCGATTTACATCTATATTCGTGAGATGATTGATGTTGATACTTTTCAAATTACTAAAGTAATTAAAATATTGAAAAAAGTATATTATAATCTATATAATGAATATTACGAAACAGGATTTGTAAAAATCTAAAAAAATATATTTATAATAAAATAAATATTATGGATTTTGAACAAAAAATATTTGGAAATAAATCGTTTTCCGATCTTTTAAAAAATATATACGATAATTCTCGAGAAAAGGAAAAACAAATTAAAGATTTAATCACAAGCCTTAAACCATTAGTAGCCGACACTCAGTCGGCTTTAATGGTTGTTCCATTAATCAAAGAATATCTTGATGTTTCTGTTAAAAATGATGATTCCCTAATCAAAATGGCGGGTATTGTACAACGTGCTATGGCTAATTCTGGTGGGAATGGTGATAGTGATTTTTTAAGTGAAGCTGAATTAGAACAATTAAGAGGTGAAGTACAAAAAATAGGTAATGAAGTAGCTAAACCAATAAATGTAAATGATAGTAAGGAATAATCAAGGATCATTTTATAATACTTTAGGTTCATCCGGTGGAGTAGTTATTCCTACTTCAATTTCCGGGCGTGTATTTCATGTTGTTATAGATAGTAATTCTCCTGGATTTACCGATTGGAGTAGTATAGGAAATGTTTATTATGTTGATCCTAAAACATCTCCACCTTTAGAAATAAATAATGATACATTAAAATCATTTAATTTTGCAAAGCCATTAATACCTAATTATAGTTATATTCCATTAATTGAAGAAATAATTTTAATATTTGATTTACCATCTTCTAATTCATCAGATATTCAAAATCAAAAACAGACATATTATTTAACTCCAATTAATTTATATAACAATACGAACCATAATTCTCAAGCAGTTTATAATATAAATAAAGATGGTTCTGCAAATTTAGGTAAAAGTATTGAAGAAAGTACAACAGTAGGAAATTTATTTCCTTTTGAAGGTGATAATATAATTTACGGTAGATGGGGGAATGGATTAAGATTTAGTAGTACATTAAACGAGAATAATTTAGAAAATTTTTGGAGTATTACTGGAAAAAATGGTGATCCTATAACACTATTAGTTAATGGATATAATTTTACTCCGGATTTAAAAGGTAAACCATATGTAGAAGATATAAATAATGATAAATCTTCAATATATCTTACCTCTACTCAAGCTATTCCTATTCAAATAGAAGGTACTTCTTTTAATCCTTTAATGACTCCATTAGCTCCTGAAAAATATTTTAAATCTCAAGTAATACTAAATGCTAATCGCATATTAATTAATTCAAATAAAGATGAAATATTATTGTATTCTAAAACAAATACATCAATTTCATCAAAAAATACAACTTACATATCAGCAAATCAAAATGTATTAATTAATGGTGGTTCATATGTATTTTTAGGATTAGATTCTAATAATAAATTACCTACTGAACCTGTATTATTAGGAGATAAAACAATAACATTAATTAATGATTTATTAACAAATTTAAAAACCTTTTCATCTGCTTTAAATAACGCCGTTGATAATTCATCACGCCCATTAATATCTATATCTTCACCAGCAAGTTCATTAGAAGGATCTATAGATGCAATAGTTAAAAGATTAGAAGATATTAAATCTAAAAAAGTATATACAGTATAATGGATATAAAAAATTCAAAAGTTGTAAGATCTACTAAAAAAGTTGGAGGTCTAATCCAAAAGGGATTAGAACGGGCGGGAAAAACTATAAATAATTTTAATCAAGTAGTACAATCAACCCAAGCAGGGATTGAAAGAGGTGATACTATTGTCCGAGAAGAAATAGCAACTAGACTTTTACTAGCTGGAGTTCAGTTAGAAAGAAAAAAAGTAGAAGAATATCATCAAAATCGCTTTAATACAAATCAAATTGATGAAAATCAATATAGAGAAATTAAAGACCAAGTAAAAAAGATATATGATGCTAGAGAAAAAATATATATTGATACACTTGATAATTTAAAAAAAGAAAAAGATCAACTAAAATCATCATATGAAGAATTATTAGCTAAAACATATAGAGAAGCATTTCAACGAAAATTAAAACAACGTCAAGCTAAAAAAACTTCTGAAAGTGATAAAGCTAACAGACCTAAACCAACAGAAATAATAGGTACTATATGTTCTATTGCTAATATAATTATATCAAATATTGCTATTGGGAATAAAAATATTGAATCTTTAGTTGATGATGCTGTTACTGTAATTGAAAACGCAAAAACAAAACAAGATATTGAAAAAGCTAAATTATTTAGAAATAATGCATTAGCAGTAATATCATTTAATAAAAAACGTCTTACTACTGTTCAACAAGTTATAGAAATTTTAAATATATTAGCTCCATTAATTACTCCTATAGTAATATTTTTTAAATCTAATCCGATACCATCATCAATTCCTCCTGGGGTAGGTGTTCCTTTAGGTACTATCAATACTTTAGATGCTCAAAGACAAAAATTACAAGATATTATTGATTCATCAATATCTATAGTTTCGGTTCTAAATAATGTAGTATCTAAATTAATAGATGATTTAAATTACCAAGAAAGTAGATTAAATCAAGTTGGAGATTTATTAGAACAAAATGTAGAAAATTTATCAGCTAATGAATTAACAAATTTACTCACTCAATCTTCAGGTTTAGGATATTTACAAGGATTTGATTATAAGGGTTTTAAATTTTTTATCAAAGAAGAACAAAATCCAGATCCTAAAAACATAGTTAAAGGAAATAAACGTAGATATGCAACAGCAGTAAATAGAGATGGTAATGATATTTTACAAAGTTCATATTCTTTTACATTAGAACCTGATGTATTAATCGAAGAATTAAAATTACAAATAGACCAAAAAGGTCTCGTAGCTTAATATTTATAATCATGAAAGTAGACGTATTTAAAAAACTTATTAAAGAAGCTGTCCGTGAGGTCTTAAGAGAAGAACTCTCACAGATAAAATCTACTCCAATACAAGAAAATAGAACAATGAGTTTCACCACTCAGGATGTAGATATGGTAGCATATAGACAAAATCTAGCTGCTTCTATGGGATTAACATCCCCTATCAATTCACCATATACAAAACCTCAAACTGCTTCAACTGGAAACCCATATTTAGATATTATAGCAGAGACTGCTGCTAATATGACTCCTCAAGATTTAGCAGCAATGAGACAATATAACGAATAAATATGCCTATTCCTCAAGTAATAAGGATAGATCCTAGAGATTTAGATAAAAACAAAGCTATAGGAGTAGCTATTCCTTTTAACGGGAGTGGTGTATTTAAGAGTACATTTTCAACAAAAGACCAAATTAAATCTAATCTAATTAATCTTTTATTGACTTATAAAGGAGAAAGAATATTAAATCCTGAATTTGGAGCCGATTTACCTAGATTATTATTTGAACCTATAAATAATGAAACCTTAGCTAAAATCCAAAACCAAATTATAACTAGTGTTGCTATTTATATTCCTGAAATTAATATAACTAATATTGAAATAACTCCAGATACAGATACTAATACTATTTATATTAATGTTATCTACCAATTAAAACTCTCAGGAACTACAGATAATATCATAATTGACTTTTCAACATTACAATGATAAACGAGGATAAAAATATAAAATATGTAAATAAATCATTTAGTGATTTTAAAGCATCTCTTCAAGAATTTGCTAAAACATATTTTCCTAATACTTATAATGATTTTTCAGATGCTTCCCCAGGGAATATGTTTATTGAAATGGCGTCATATATAGGTGATGTTTCATCATTCTATATTGATACTCAAATTCAAGAAAATTTTTTAAATTTAGCTAAAGAAAAAGAAAGTTTATATAATTTAGCTTATTCATTTGGTTATCGTCCAAAATCATCATATGCTTCTACAACTAATGTTGATATTTACCAACTAATTCCTTCAGTAGGGGGATCACCAGATTTATCATATTCTTTATTAATACCTGCAAATACTACAGTAACTAGTAATACTAATTTTTATAAATTTATAACAACAGAAGATGTAGATTTTTCATTAACATCATCCGCAGACATAACATATTATAATTCTAATTATTTTTTAGTAAAAAAATCAACTCCAGTAATCTCAGCAGAAATAAAAGAAATAACTGCTCCTTTTAATACTCCTACTAAATTTAACTCATTTACTATTAATGATTCAAATATTATCCAAATATTAGAAGTTACAGGAAGTGATGGAGATAAATGGTATGAAGTACCTTACTTAGCTCAAGAAACTATATTTAAACCTACTAATAATCCAACATCAGGTAGTGATAATATTAATTATTTATTAGAATTACAAAGAG